GCGCAGACAGTTATTGGTGCGCCGCACTCTGAAAGTGCTAATAACGTTCTTACATTACCAGGCACTGGTGGTGATGCTCGTCTTGTTTCAACAGCTTCAACTGCAACACTTACAAACAAAACATTGACAGCACCAACTTTAACTGGAACTACAGTTGCGGCTAGTTTTGATATTTCTGGTGATATTGATGTAGACGGCACAACAAACTTAGATGTTGTAGATATTGACGGCGCTGTAAACATGGCACTAACTGCTTTAGTTACTGGTGTGTTGACTACTACAGCTACACAAGTAGCGACTGGTGGTATCACAAGTGGTTCAAATATCGTTTCAGATACAGATTCTACAGATGACCTTGGTACAACAAGTGTTCGCTGGGCAAACTTATTTGTTGATGCTATTACAGCTACTGATCAAATTACAGCAACAGGATTTACAGGAACATTAGACGGAATATTAGGTAGTGGTGCAGCAGCAGCTGCAACGGTCACGACTTTAAACTCAAGTGGTGCAGTTAACTTAAACCTTACTACTGACGCGTCTAGTTCAACTGCAGGTGCTCTGATTGTTGACGGTGGTGTTGCTATAGCTAAGAAATTATTTGTAGGTACAAACTTTGATGTTTCAGGTAACTCGGTCATTGACGGCACTGCGCTTGTAACTGGTGTAGCTACGTTTGGTGACGATGTAGTTTCAGACACAGACAGTACTGACGACCTAGGTACAACTTCAGTACGTTGGGCTAACTTGTTTGTAGATGCTATTACTGCAACTGATCAAATCACAGCAACTGGATTTACAGGAACATTAGACGGTATCTTAGGATCTGGTGCAGCAGCAGCTGCAACTGTAACTACTCTTACCGCTACTGGTGCAGTTTTAAAAGGTGCTACTGCAACTGAGCACGGTGCTGGCGCAGTCGCAACAAGCTTTGCTCCTGTTACCAGACGTTCAACATCAAACGGTGTTATCACAACAAAAATACATTTTGACCTAACTGGACTTGGTGGAAAAGGTGGAGCTGCAAATGATGTTCTCGGTCTTCCGGCCGGAGGAAATGCATTCATTGGTAGAAATGTTGTTGGTACAAACGGCGTTATATACAGAGCAGAACTAGCTTGTATCGAACTAGCAGCAGCTGCAAGTGGTTCAGCCACTGTAGATATTGATGTTGCAACAAACGCTTCTGGTACTATTGCATATGATGGCGCTGGCGGAACTGCTAAATTGTTTAATACTGGCGGAATGGTTGCTGGACAAGAATTGTCAAATATTACACCAGCAATAACTGCAAATGATTTCTTCTACTTAGTAGAGGCTGATACTGCAGCTACTGACGGTGTGTATAGTGGTGGTCAGTTTGTATTAACACTTTATGGTCATGCAGTAGCATAATAGTTAGGAACTAGAATGAAGCTTATAACAGAATACACAGAAAACGACGTAGAGTTCATTACCGAAGCCAAAGAAGGTGGCGGTAAGAACTATATGATTGAGGGTGTGTTTGCACAAGCCGAATCAAAAAATAGAAATGGACGTATATATCCACAGATGGTAATGGAAAAAGCTGTGGGCAAATACGTCAAAGATCAAGTAAATACTAAGAGATCAGTTGGAGAATTAAACCATCCCGATGGACCAACTGTGAACTTAGATAAGGTATCCCATCTTATTCAGCGTCTTAATATTGAAGGCAAGAATGTGATGGGTAAAGCACTTATCTTAGATACTCCAAACGGACAGATTGTTAAAGGTCTACTTGAAGGTGGTGTCAAACTAGGTGTTTCAACACGTGGTATGGGTAGCTTAGAGCAACGTAATGGCGCAATGTATGTAAAAGACGACTTTATTCTTAATACGGTAGATATCGTACAAGATCCATCAGCACCAGCAGCTTTTGTTAATGGTATAATGGAAGGTGTGGACTGGGTCTGGAATAACGGCATTATTGAAGCTCGAGTAATTGAAAAAATGGAGACCGAAATTAAAAAGGCTCCACGATCTGATCTTTATGAGGTACAGACTCGTGAGTTTAAAAATTTCCTCTCGTTAATGAAATAAATATATAGGAGTCAGAACATGACTGATCAAAATCAGGATGAAATGGCAAATGTTGACGAGGACGAAATCGTTTCTGAAGCATCACTGTCAGATGATCCAAAAAATGCGGAAAAAGCTTCTGTAACTGGAGTTGCAGCTGCAGCTAACGTTACTACAAAGCAATCTCCGCCTAAAACTAAGGCTGGCATGATAAATGCCGTTATGTCTAAAATGCAGAATATGTCAAAAGCTAAACTGCAGGCTAGTTATGGTGGTATGGAAAAAATGATGATGCAGGCATACGAAGAAACCGAAGCTGTTGATGAAACAATATCAGAAGCAGAATACGATTTCTCAGGTGATCTCAATGCATTAGTCGAATCAGAAGCAACTCTTTCTGATGGATTCAAAGATAAAGCTGCAACTATTTTCGAAGCTGCTATTAAAAGCAAGCTTGGTGAAGAAATTGGCCGAATCGAAGAGTCTTATTCAGCAGAACTCGCAGAAGAAATTGCTAGTACTAAATCAGACCTTGTCGAGAAAATCGACAGCTACCTTAACTATGTGGTTGAAAATTGGATGAAAGAAAATCAGATTGCAATACAATCTGGTCTTAGAGCGGAAATTGCAGAAAACTTCATGAGTGGTCTTAAAGATCTATTCGTTGAGTCTTATGTCGATGTCCCAGAAGCCAAAGAAGACCTAGTAGACGACCTTGCTGAACAAGTTGAAGAACTTGAAGATGCATTAAACTCACAGACCGCTAAAAATATTGAAATGACTGAAGAGCTTGAATTGTTCCAACGTTATGAAGTTATCCGCGAGCATGCTCACGGTTTAGCAGAAACTGAAGTTGAAAAGCTAGCTAAATTAGCAGAAGACCTTGATTACATTGATGAAGAAACTTTCTCAGCGAAAGTGAAAACTATCAAAGATTCATACTTCACTAAAGAAGCTAAATCAGTAGAAGTTGGTGCAGACCTTGTAGAAGATACAGCAGATAATGCTGTTGAAGTTTCTTCTTCAATGGATGCATATCTTCAAGCCCTTAGAAAAACATCTTAAAGGAGAATTTAAAGATGCAAACATACGATCGTTTAGTCGAAAAATGGAACCCAGTTCTTTCAGAAGAATCAGCTGGAGCTATTAAAGACTCGCACAGAAGAAGCGTAACTGCTGTTGTGTTGGAAAACACAGAAAAAGCTCTACGTGAAGAACGTGCACAATCAAACTTCCTTACTGAGGCTGCTCCAGGCAATGCTACATCAAGTGCTGCTAACTGGGACCCAGTATTAATCTCACTCGTAAGACGTGCGATGCCTAATATGATGGCATATGACGTTTGCGGTGTACAACCAATGACTGGTCCAACAGGATTGATCTTCGCAATGAAATCTAGATTAGGCACAGGCTCAACAGCTACTGCTGAAGCTCTATTCAACGAAGCTCTTACAGGTCACTCAGGTGACTCATCTGTAACTGAAAACACTAATCCTTCAGGTCTATCTGGCATTGATGCTACTGCAGGTAATGTTGCTGGTGACTCCTCTCTTGACTCTGAAAGAGTTACAGGCGGAACTGCTGGCGGTATGTCAACAGCAAATGCTGAGGGTCTTGGATCTACTGGCGAAGGACCGTCTTCTTCTTTCACTGAAATGGGTTTCACCATTGAAAAAGCAACTGTGACTGCAAAATCACGTGCTTTGAAAGCAGAATACAGCTTAGAACTTGCTCAAGATCTTAAAGCAATTCACGGCTTGGATGCTGAAACAGAACTAGCAAACATCTTATCAACTGAGATTCTTGCTGAAGTTAACCGAGAAGTAATCAGAACAATCAACAGCCAAGCTAAAACTGGTGCGTTGCAAGCTTCTACTGCTATTAACGGTATCTTCAACATGTCTACAGATGCTGATGGTCGTTGGTCTGTTGAAAAATTCAAGGGTCTTATCGTTCAAATCGAACGTGAGTCTAACGTAATTGCAAAAGAAACTAGACGTGGTAAAGGTAACTTCATCATCTGTTCATCAGATGTTGCTTCTGCTCTTGCTGCTTCTGGAATGTTGGATTATTCTCCAGCTCTTAGCACAAACTTGAATGTTGATGACACAGGAAACACATTCGCTGGTGTTCTTAATGGACGTACAAAAGTATACATCGATCCGTATTCATCTACTGATTACGTTAACGTTGGATACAAAGGTACTAACCCATACGACGCAGGTGTATTCTATTGCCCATACGTTCCATTAACTATGGTTCGTGCTGTTGGTGAAGATAACTTCCAGCCAAAAATTGGTTTCAAAACACGTTACGGCATGGTATCAAATCCATTCGTAGGTGCGACACCAGCTGACGGACTAGCTGCGGTTAAAACTAACCAATACTACCGTATCTTCAGAGTTGACAACATAATGGCTTAACTCTGGCCAACGTTACTTCATGTACTAATAGTGTAGTAATAAACTGGGAGAGCTTCGGCTCTCCCTTTTTTTATGTATAAATAGCTATGTTAAGGAGATATTAATATGGCGACTACTACTACATCAACACTTCAACCACCTAGTTTTTTACAGCCAACCGGTTATAAACTAGTTGTAAATAGAATTAGATTTCCTAACTTAGAATTCTTTGCTCAGAGTGTTAACCATCCTAGTATTAACTTAGCACCAGCTGTTGTGCCATTTCGTGGTGTAGATGCTGCATTTCCTGGCGATAAAATAGATTATACCGAACTAAATCTATTAGTTATGCTAGATGAGAAGATGCATATCTATGATGAAATGAGAACTTGGTTAGAAAATAGTGTATATAAAAACTTTGACAATCCAGGTAAAATAACTACTGCTAATCAAGATAGAACTGAATACGATATGAGTCTATTGATTCTTACGAGTGGCAATGTATTGGCACGAACTATCACATATAA